GCAACAGTAATTTATATTGATGATGCAGATGCAAACGGAGTAACAACACAAGCGGATACGATTACATGGGATGATTCGACCTCTACAATTAAAGGATTTATTCATATTGTTGATATTAATGATAGCACAACATATGCAAGATTTAAGGTAACGGGTTCTGCAACAGATGCAAGTGGATATAATAAATTAGCGGTAACTCATTTAGCATCTAATAATACTTTTTCGGCAGCCGATGAATTATCAGTTCATTTTACAAGAAGTGGAAATACAGGAGATACAGGTTCAACTGGGCCAACAGGGCCTACAGGGCCAACGGGTTCAACAGGGCCTACAGGGTCAACTGGGTCGACTGGTAGTACAGGGCCAACTGGGCCAACTGGGCCGACAGGGCCTACAGGGCCATTAGCATCATTAGCTGGTGATAGTTCACCACAGTTAGGTGGAGATTTAGATTTGGTAACTTACGATATAGTTACAACTTCAAACAGGGATATTGACATTATTCCAAATGGAACTGGTGATGTAAATCTTGGAGCAGATACAGTTCAAGTTGGCGATAATAATGCTGATGCTACAATTACTACACAAGGAACTGGAGATTTAACTTTAAATACAAATAATGGTACAAATTCTGGTTCTATTGTAATTGCAGATGGAGCAAACGGAAATATAACGATTACTCCAAATGGAAGTGGCTCAACTGTTGTGTCAGGAAGTATGAATGATACTATTTCAACAACTGGCAAAGCATTGGTAATGGGATTTTAAATATGATATTAATTTTAATAAAAGGAGAAAAATATGGCAAGTGAAGTATTAAGTGTAGCACACGCAGTTGTGTCAAACTCAGAAAACGTTTTAATTAACGGAGTTAATGGACACACTTATACTATCTTATCCGTAACAATGTGTGAAACCGCTGGTGCGGCAGAAACTATTGATATGTATATAGATGATGGTGGCAGTGGAACTGATTACGAAATGTTATCAGATCAAGCTATCGGTGCTAATGAAACTTTTGAATTTACAACAAAGTTTGTAATTTCAGATGAAGATCACTTATGTTTTGCAACAGCTAGTTCTGCGGCAGTAGATGTTGTTGTAAGCTATTTAGATCAGACAAGGTAATCCATGAGTGGTATTATTGCACAGAACACTCTTGATAATTCTGGTTTAGTAAAAGCACCAGTAGGTGGTGGTGCGTGGACTTTTATTAAAAAATTAACTGCATCTGGTGATGCTAATTTATCTTTTGTAAATGGTACTTCTGATGTTGTGTTAAATTCTACTTACAAAGAATATTTATTTACTTTTAATAATATTCATCCTCAAACTGATAATAAAAATTTTGAACTTAATTTTTCTGATGATACAGGTTCAAGTTATGCTGTTAGTAAAGCAACTACTTTTTTTAGACCCAACCACTCAGAAAATGATACATATACTGGTTTAAATTATGTAACTGGTTATGATCTTGGAAATGCAACAGGAGTTCAAATAATAAGTCAAGGAGATGGAAATGAAAATGATGAATCTTGTTCGGGATATATGGTTTTATACGACCCAGCGAACACAACTTTTATTAAGCACTTTATGTGCCAAATTAATCAAAAAGCTAAATATCCTGAAACTGTTACTACATTTGTTGGGGGTTTTTGTAATACGACTTCGGCAATTGACGCAGTTCAATTTACATATAGTTCAGGTAATATAGATTTAGGGGACATCTGCCTTTATGGATTAACAATATGACAGGAATAATTGCACAAAATGTTGGAAGAACATCGGGTTTAATTAAAGCCGCAAGTGGTGGTGGTGGAGGTGGTGTTTGGACATTAATTAAAACTTTAACTTCTGATGGTTCAGATAGTGATTTATCTTTCGTTAATGGTAGTTCAGATGTTGTCTTGGATTCAACATATCCGATTTATGTATTTAAGTTTATTAATATTCATCCTGAAACAGATAATGTTCAATTTATGCATAATGCTTCAACTGATGCTGGGTCTAGTTATAATCTAAGTAAAATTACCACTATGTTTGAAGGGGAGCATAGCGAAGGAGGAGGTAGTGGTACTTTAGGATATATTACTGGGCATGATATTGCACCAAGTACAAGTAATGCTAAATTTACTTATAATGTAGGTAATGATAACGATCAATGTATTTCAGGTGAAATGTGGTTATTTAATCCGAGTTCTTCTACTTTCGTTAAAAATTTTATGGCAGTAGTATCAAACACACATAATGGTAATTATGAAAAAAATACTTACACAGCAGGATATTATAATACGACTTCCGATATAGATGCTATTCAATTTACATTTTCAAGTGATGAAATTCAAGGTGGTAAAATAAAAATGTATGGTTTAAAGGATTCAGCATGAGTGGAATAATAGCACAAAATTCAGGTAGGCATACAGGATTAGTTAAAGCTAGTTCAGGTGGTGGTGGAGTTTGGAATTTAATTTTAACTCAAACTGCAAGTGCTGATTCAACCATATCTTTTACAAGTGGAATTGATAGCACCTATGATGAGTATGTGTTCAAATTTATTAATATTCATCCATCAGCCGATGATGGTAGATTTGCATTTAATGTAAGTATAGATAGTGGAAGTAATTATAATGTGGCTAAACAAAGTTCATTTTTTAGAGCATATCATTTTGAAAGCGAATCTTCTGCGGCATTAAGTTATCAAGATGATGATGATTTGGCACTAGGTACAGGAGTTCAAAATATATTTAATACAGATTTAGGAAATGATAATGACCAATCTTTAGGTGGTTATTTGCATTTATATTCGTTGAGCGATACTACTTTTGTTAAACATTTTATAGGAAGTTCACAAGCATCAAGTGCTAATGATACCACTACAGAATGTTTTTTTGCTGGGTATGCGAATACTGCTAGTGCTATAGATGCGGTACAATTTTCTATGACTTCAGGAAATATAGATTCAGGTACAATTTCATTATTTGGAATTTCATAAATTAAGGAGGATAATATGCCAAGATACCATAATATAAACGGAGTAAAAGTTCAGTTCACAGCAGAAGAAGAAACTGCTAGAGATACTGAAGAAGCGAATTGGGAAGCTGGTGCTTTTGATCGTGCTATTGAAGATTTAAGACAAAAAAGAAATAGACTTTTATCAGCAACAGATTTCTATGGTTTGCAAGATGTAACTATGTCAGAAGATATGACTACTTATAGACAAGAACTGCGTGATTTACCAAATGGATTAACTACTGTTGAAGAAGTTAATAATGTTACATGGCCAACTAAACCATAATTTTTGTGATTTTAGAGCCACGTTGGAAATCCTACATAGTTGCAACAGCAGAACCTGTACTTACTCCACAACAATGTGATGAGCTTATTAGTATAGGACAAAACGAACCTAAAATAAATGCTACTATAGGTACAACAGAAAAGATTACAAAATTAGACGAAAGATATAGAAAAAGTATTATTAGTTGGATACCTTTTGCTAAAGCTGTTCCTTCATATCAAGTTATTAGACAATGGATGGAAGTAACTAATAATAATTATTTTGGATTTGATACTGTACAATTATCAGAACAAGGCCAATATGCTGAATATCATAAAGGTGGTTTTTATAATTGGCATATGGATAGTAATATAGAAATGGCTTCTATGCCTACTGTGAGAAAAATATCTATGACGTTACTTCTAAATGATCCTAAAGATTTCGAGGGTGGAGATTTGGAAATATTTTGTGGTGAAACGTTAGATTCTGAAAAGAATAAATATAAGTTAAAACAGGGTTATGCTGTATTTTTTGCTAGTTTTCTACTTCATCGAGTTATGCCAGTAATTAAAGGAAATCGTAAGTCTTTGGTTATGTGGTTTGGTGGATCATCTCTAAGATAAAATCTTTATCTAATTAAATAATTTTGATATACTGATTGAAATGAGTGATAAATTAATAACAGGATTATTAGCTATTCTTATTGCACTTTCAGGTTGGTCTTTATCTACAACAGTAGGTTTAAAATCAGATGTAGCAGTATTAAAAGAAAAGGTATCTAAAATGGAAAAAGATATTGAGGAAATAGGTTGGAATACAATTGATACAAATAATAATAAAAAAAAGAAAAAGAAGAAAAAAAAGAAAAAGAAGTTAAATGTTCAATGATAGGTGGTTTATAGTATTATTATTTTTTTTATTATTAGGAATAGGATTAGTTGGGTGTAATATTGTATGTCCTGATAAAACAATAGTAGAAGTAGGAGTAACAGAAACAGATAGTAAGAATGATAAGATGCAAGAAAAGAAATCTATAACTCAAACTTGGAAATGGGGAAAGAAAAAGTGTGATGACGGATAAAATAATAACATTACTTGTTGGATTACTTATTGCTCTTGGAGGATGGTCATTATCTCGTACATTTGAATTATCTACTATTCAAGCAGTACATGAAGATAAGGTAGATAAGTTAGAAAGACAGGTTTTAAAATTAGAAGATCAAATAGATAAGATGTTGGATTCAGATGAGGAGATTATGGAACAACACAAGCAATTATTCAAAGTTTTAGAAAACAATCAATCAACAACAGGGTATAATTATAACTAATGAAAATAAGTGAAAAAACAAATGTGGATATGCCTTTAAAGAATCTAATAAGTATTATTGGAGCAGTAGCGATTGGTGTATGGTGTTATTTTGGTTTGGTTGAAAGACTTAATAATATTGAAACGAACTATAAACTTATGAGTAGCGATTTAGAAAAGAATACAGAATTTAGAATCAAGTGGCCGCTTGGAGAATTAGGTTCACTTCCCGCTGATTCTGAGCAGTTCATGTTAATCGAACATATGGCAGGACAGTTAGAAAAAATAACAGCACAATTAGAGGCTGGTATGCACAATAAAGTTAATATAGAATTTTTATCTAAACAAGTTGATAAACTACTAGCAGATGTAGAGAAATTAAAAGATGGTTTGAGAAAGGCGAATGGACATTAATGATTATAGAAACAGTTTTTGCTTTATTGCTTATTGTAGATCACGAAATTAAGGAACATAGAATCCAAGAAAGTTTATCTAAATGTTTAAAAGGAAAAAGAATTGCTATGAGAGATAAAAAACCTAGTGATAGAGTTGTATATAAATGCATTAAATCTAAAGCTGAAATAGAGGTTTACATGGGTGAAAAGAAAATAACAAAATTGATATTAGAATAATGACTAAATGTGAAAAATGTCATTGTAATTGTCATTGTAAAGAACCATTACATACTCATCATTATGATGGAGATTTATGTACTTGTGATGATTGTAAATGCAAATCTAAAGCTGAAGATAAATCTTACGAAAATGAGAAATAATGATAAAATTTGCTCTCGTGATGCAAATGTGTTTTACATTAACACAAACTTGTTTACCTCCTATAAAATCTGTAGAACTTTTTGATACTCATAAAGATTGTAGTTTAGCAGGTTATAAAAATGCGTATGCTATTATTGAAAGTAGACCAGATTATGAGGTAAATAAACAGAAAGCTATGATTACTTTTTGGTGTTTAGAAGAAAAAGTAAAGGATACATAATATAATGGAATATTAATTATATTAGTGGTAATATGAGGTATTAATATGTGGTTAAGTGCAATAAAATTAGCGGTTAATGCAGGTAGTCATATCTATAAAAAGCGTCAAGAAACAAAGATGCTGATGGCTGATGCACAAGCTACTCATGCTAGTAAAATGGCACGAGGTGAGTTGGAATATAAACAAGCTGTTATGCAAAATAATCAGCAGGGATGGAAAGACGAGTTCGTTTTGATTTTGGTTTCTGCCCCCGTGATGTTGCTAATTTGGAGTATATTTTCTGACGATCCTGAAATAATGAAAAAGGTAGAAATGTTTTTTGAGTATTTTAACAATATGCCTTTT